ATGGTAAATCCGTATATCAAGAAACTGGAAAATTTTAATTTTGAGACCAGTAGCTGGGGAATGAAAGTAACATTTGACTGTACCAGCATTTACGGGAAAGAAACGGTACCGATCCGAATGGAAGGGGTGAATGTATAAATGGATTTTACGGCAGATGGAATTCTGGCCAGGATGAAAGGAAGCCTGAAAAATGAAGATTCCAGGATAGAGGGAAGCTTTACAATGGATAACCTGCAGGCGGTATCTGAAGAACTGGCCCGGTTTAATGCGATGCTCATTGCTCCCCTGCAGGATGAACTGGCTGCCCAAGGAAGTGACATGGGAACCAGTGGAAATGAAAAACATTATGTGAAATGGGCCAAGGAAGCAACCGATGCCCAGGGCAAAAGAGTGGCAGGAAATGCAAAAGTTTCTAGTCCAAGGGATGGAACTGGAAACGTATATATCGCCATTGTTTCCACAACGGCCCAGGCACCTACGGAAGAAGAAATCCAGATTGTGCAGGAGTATATCAATACGAAACGGCCTGTGGGGGCTAACCCGGTGGTATCTGCAGCAGAGAGTATTGATGTAACCATTGTATGCGAGATTCACAAAACAGCCGGATACACGGAGGAAACGGTTAAAAGCCAGATTCAGGCAGATGTTCAGGCACATTTCCTGGAAATTGCTTTCCAGAGCGGAGTGATCTCTTTGAACTTCTTTAAGGTCAGCAATATCATCAGCGCGGTGAATGGTGTCTCCGAGGTGGTGGACTTAACAATAAATGGAAAAAAGGATTCTATCACGGCAGATTACAACAAGTTCTTTTCTCTGAAGGGAGTGATTATCAGTGTCACTGAATAGTGAACAGATGCTTCCGGCCAGAGTGCGAAAGATGAGACAAATGGAAGATCTTCTGAATGTGGAAGATATAATCCTGATCGAGATAGAAAGAATTATTGATGAAATGTATGGGGCGGCGGCGCTGCTCCATGAGGAGCTGGTCAATGAGGCTTGGCTGAAGGAAAAACTGGATGCCCGAACAGGAGCTGATACCACAGTAGAGGCAGACGCGGACAAGCTCCTGGCAACGATAACGCTTGATGTAAGCAAAATTGTGGGTGTTGATATGAAAGACATCCGGGCATTTTTGGACAAATGGCTGCCAGCACATTTAAGATATCGTGTGATTTTACTGATAGAGAGTGGCTATATTAGCCCGGAAAAATATACCGTGACAGGAATGGCGCTGGGTTATGAAGCACAGTTTTGGCCGGTTCGGACATTGAATGGAGCTTGGTTGCTGGACGGTACATACAATCTTGATGCAGTCCGTAAGGCAGATGAATACGGCTTAACCTATGAAATTGGAGAAATAGAACTTCATGAGGATTTCACGGAGGCAGCCAGATTTATGACAGCAATCTGCCAAGAGGAGAATACTGTCGGCATGGTATCCATGGGCTTTGAATCCCAGTTCTGGCAAGTTCCAACGCTAAACGGTGCATGGAAATTAGATGGTTCTGTTCTTCTGGAAATTCTGAGACACCCACATGAGTACGGACAACACTTTGACTTTGGAAAGATAGAAAATAAAGAGGAAAATGACTATCATGTTCGGCTGGATAAGGATTTATGGTTCCTGGATGGCAGCCAAAATTTGAACGGAAAGAGAATATTGGACGCTGAGAGGCGTGAGGAGGAATTGACATGACACAGAATCAGATCATCACAGTGACAGCAAGAAAAAATATGGTTAGAGCCAGGGCCGGAGAAATCCAGCTCCCGAAAATCGTAGGTTTTGTTTTCGGTGATGGTGGTGTGGATGAAAGCGGGAACATTATTCCTCTTTCGGAAACAGACAGCACCCTCGGAAATGAACTTCTCAGAAAGAAGTATGACAGCTATACAATGGTCAGCGATACGGAATGCAAGTATGAATGTACGCTGACCGAAGAGGAGCTGGCGGGCAAAGAGATCAGTGAGATCGGCTTGTATGATGCCAATGGTGATATCGTTAATATTAAGCGGTTTTCGGCTAAAGGCAAGGATGCGGATCTTGCGATGACCTTCTGGATTAAGGATACATTTTAAGGGAGGAACACAATGGCTAACTTACCGATTAAGGACAATCCAACATTAAACCTCCAGATGGAGGCTCTTACGACATCCACACCTGGACATGCAGACAGGTTCAATGAACGCTATCAGCAGCTGCTTGAAAATGACAAGGCACTGCAGGTGGATGCCAAGGTTTATGAGGATGACAAAAACGGAGCGAAGATCCGCCTGGGAATGGAAAATGGTCATCTTTACTATGTCCAGCTTCCTTCGGAAGAAGCTGATGATACTGGAGAATAACGGATTGCGTTATATGATAACGGGATACGTTATAAAATAACAAAATAAGCAAAAATATGACGCATCGTGTTATATTATGCTGGAAATGAGGGAAAAAATGACGGAAAATAAGGTTTTTATTGCGGAGCAGGAAACCCTTTTGGAAGTGAAGGAGCAGACAGAGAAGCTGATCCGGAACCTGATCCCTACTGACGCACCAATCTATGGAATGGTTATTCACGAAGCATCAGATCTGAACCCAGCTACCCGTGTAGAATACTTGGGTGCTAACAAGGATTTTAAGCCTATGTCCATGAATATGGCTACTCATGCCATGGATTATGGCTCCTGGGCGGATTGGAGCTGGTTAAAAGCGAATGTGCCGGTTATGTGCGGATGGGATGGAGAAATCAAATATTATCTGAATCCGGATGATTATACGAAGAAAGCAGACGGAACAGCTTCAGATGTATCAAATGCAAATTTTGCAGGAAATGCCATGGCGGTCATTAAGAAGATCTACAAAAAGGAATATAAGGTCGGTTCAGATCGTTATGTGTACTTCTGCGAGCGGCAGGTTGATCCGGATTTCCAGCCTGTTGGCTTTAATGTCAAAGGAAAAGTTAGGGACTACATGCTCATTCCTATGTTCTATGGCTCTATTGATGGAAATGGAAGGATGAGAAGTATTGCAGGCCAGTGGAGCTGCCTGACTGCTTCAGGAAGCTCTTCGGATAATTCATCAGGAACCGCAATAGGCACTACAGAGCAGAACACAGCGATTTTGAAAACGAGTGCAAACGGGTTATTCTTCGGCGGCCCGCTTACAAATACGTTAGCAGATATTTGTGTAATGCTTACGCGAAGCACAGATTCACAAAGTTCTTTTGGAAGCGGAATGTGCTCCAGCTATGTAGAGGATAAAGCCCAGCATTATGGAACTCAGATCAACAAGGTAGTTGGAGGCGGCCAGTTTTATGGATCAGATGATAATAAGTCTTTCAATAAGATTTTTCATAGCGCTGTTCTGGGCAGTTATATGCTTTGGCAGCGTGATCCATATATGGTCGCAGTCAATGGAAGAATTAAGGTATCTACAGACTATACCTACAATCTGAGTGGAGACGGGTATCTGGATACTGGCTGCAACGTGACAGCAAACCATTACAATGCGACCATGCATGTAGTCAAAGGTTTTGGAGCAATTCCGTCAGAGGAAATTGAGGGAACTTCCGCAACTGGCTATTGTGATCATACTTGGGTAAACGCCACAATCACGGCGGTTTCGCTACGGTTCGGCGCTTGCGGTGACGGTCTTAATGGCGGCCTCTGGGCCCGCGCACTGCGCAATGTGGCTGCTAACGCCTGGTGGGGCTGCGGCGCGTCCTTACTTCTTCCAGCACCTGCAGCAGCGTGAGCTGCTGTTAGGGGGTATGGGGGTCTTCCCCCATAAAGAAAATAGGGGGTTCGGGGGATTTCCCCCGATGCCCTTGCAGGGAATAAACGAATTTTAGGGGTTACCGGAACACCCTTTCCGGCGGTTTCGCTACGGTTCGGCAATTGCAATGACGGTCTTAATGACGGCCTCTGGGCCCGCACACTGAACAATGTGGCTGCTAACGCCTGGTGGAACTACGGCGCGTCCTTTTTCTATCAATTTTAGAACGACAACCAAAATGTTCCCGGTAATCCTACACCGCAGACGATTGAAACATCGTTATATCCGCCCTTATGGGTTTTGGTGAGTGGAAATAGTTCCGGTCAGGAGCTGCAAGTAGCAGGAAATGTCCGAAAGCGGCGAGGAGATAGAAGATCATGCGTATATTGAAATACGATATTGAAAAGGTGACCGGGATTCCCTGGAAGAAAAAGAAAAGTTATAGATACCTGTATCGGCTGGCCTGCCGGGAAGATGTGATTAAAAAGGCTTTTAAACGTATGAGAAAAGGGAAAACAAAGAGAAAAGACTTTCAAATGGCAGAGGAAAATCTGGATACCTGGGTTAAGAAAATCCAGGAAATTATCCTGAATACAAAGCCGGATGGATGGCAGACTGATCCTCAAAAGCGATTTAAGCCAGTAAAGCATAACCCGGTAATTATTAAAGAGTTTGGAAAGACAAGGGTTGTTTATGTACCGACTATGGTGGAGCTCTGGATTCAGCATGTAATAGTAATGATCCTGGAACCGATCATAGCGGGAAGCAGCTATCCGATGAGCTTTTCATCGTTTCCTGGAAGGGGTTCCCTGAAGGGGCAGCGAGCTATCAGACGTTGGATCGAAAGCGGAAAGGGGATCAGGAACTTTGCACAGGCAGATATCCGGCATTTTTATAGCCATATTCAGTATAAAATTGTTCGGAAAAAATTGGAGCGTAGAGTTAAAGACAGCTTTTTTCTGCATCTGATTGATGTCTGCATGACATATTTTCCTAAAGAAATGCCTTTAGGTTTCTACCTTTCTCAATGGCTTGCAAATTTCATGCTCCAGGAACTGGATTATGACATTAAATGTAAGCTGAAAATCGCACATCATGTCCGGTATATGGATAATTATACGCTGGCTGATGACAACAAAAAGAAGCTGCACCAGGCATTGCTTTATATTCGGCAGGCGCTTGGAAAGATGAGATTACGCATGAAGAATGACTGGCAGGTGTTCCGATTTGAATATACCAAGAAAAATGGGAAGAAAACGGGGCGCTGCGTGTCGGCCATGGGTTGGCTGTTTTACCGCTCAAAAGTGCTGATCCGAAAGCACATTTTACTTCATGTAGAGCGCATAGCCCGAAAATTGCACAAAAAGGAAGAAAACGGCCAGCGGTTTCCGCTGGGGCTTTGCCGTGGCTTTGTATCGTTGCTGGGGTGGATCACACATTCAGAAACGTATGACTGGTATTTGATACATATTAAGGAATTGGTAAACGTCCGTAAAATCAAACGGATTATTTCAAAGATGACAAGGGAGGTAAATCATCATGCAGGAATGGAAAAAGGAACTCTGCAGAGAGCAGCCTGAAACCCTTCAGGAGCTTGGAAAAGGTACTTACATTCAGAGACGCAATATCACTCCGTATGAAAGAAAAGACGGGAACGGAGAAGCTGATAAGGGTTATTCATGTGAGTACAGGATTCTTACAAAAGAAGAATATTTTGCAGCCCTGGAGCAGGAAAACAGCAATAAAAATATGCTGACTTCCATGGCCGCTCAGGCAGATATCTATGAGAAACTTATTGAGACAGAAAAAAATCAGTTAGTCATCATGCAGGCCATTGCAGATCTGTATGAAAAAGAGAATGGAGGCGTGTAATATGTTAGAACTTTATGTGACCTTAGTTAAAGCTGAAATCAGAACCCTTGACAGCGTACCGACGGCCTTCCGGGAAAAGGTGAAAGCGGCTATTGAAGCGGAAAAACAGGAATGATAGGAAGGGAGAAGAAACATGACTCTGCTTCATATTATAGACGCGCTTTGCGATGTTACAACCAAGCAGGCAGATCTCCTCCGGGAGCTGGTGACAGATCTGGAACATATGAACCAGGTTTCCGAAGAAGTAAAGAATTATTATCGGGAGAAGCTGGATTCTATCGATCAGGAAATGAACGTAGCTGAATACGGCTGCCGAGAACTTCCCTATATGGATGAAGCTCACAGAGAAATAATAAGGTAAAAACAGGTGCATCGGATATTTCCGATGTGCCTTTTTAATTGGAGGAAGATCATGCAAAAAGAGAAGTGGAAAACCATGGATGTGATCCTCGTAATCCTGGCGATATTTTTACTTGTTTTTGTGATTGTGATGATTGCTATTTACATAAGAACAGGAGGAATTCCGGATACCTTATGTACCTGCGTGTTTAGTGTATGTGGCGGAGAATGCGGAGTAATGGGCTGGATCAAAACAACGAAAGACAGACACCTTTCCAGACAGTATGAACTGGAGGATAGGGAGACGGACAAAAAAGAAAGCATGGAGGAAACGGAGAATGAGTGATATTTGCTTTGAAGGTTTAAAGATTTTGGTGATGGTGGCGGTGCTGGTATTAACCAGATATGTACTTCCCTGGGTAAAAAGCAAGGCTGATTCCGAGAAGTTGAACCTGGTGGCTCAGTGGGCGTATAAAGCGGTTTTAATGGCCCAGCAGACCATGAAAGCCACTGATGGAAAAGAGAAAAAAGCCATCGTTACGCAGTTTTTAAAAGAGCTTCTTCAGGAGAAGAACATCGCACTTTCGGACACGCAGATTGAGATCCTGATTGAAGCCGCAGTAAAACAGATGAAGATTCAGGAAAATGCAGGAATTGTGATTGAAGCAACGGATGATGTGGAGGTGTAGTCAACATGGGAGTAAGAGTTGGAAGCGCAAGAAGCAATGAAAATGGTGGAGTAAATGGTGGCAAGGCGGGCGATCAGACCGGCAGAGAGGTGTCAACGCAGCTCTGGTATCTGCATTCAAAGGGCTGGATCGTTATTAGGGCGAAGGCACCTGCAGTCCGGGAGGCAATCGCTAAAAACATGGAAGCTGCCTGCCAGAATGACAATATCGGTTATTGCCAGGGCCACAGAGGAACGGCAACGGCTGCAGCGAAGCCATATGATTACGATCTTTCCAAGGTAAATACAGCCGTGGAAACAGACTGCTCTGAATTGGTACGTTGCTGTGTGCTTTATGCTGGAATTCATGTGAATAGTTTCAGCACAGCGAATGAGGTGGCAGCACTGAGGCAGACTGGCCAGTTTGATATCCTGGAAAAAGATGAGTATTGCAAAGCTTCAGACTATTTGTTACGAGGAGATATCCTGGTCACAAAGACGAAAGGCCACACTGTGGTTGTTCTGGACAATGGCTCCAAGAGCAGCCAGAATAAAAAAGTTGAAGCGGCTCAGAAAAAGGATGTATCTATCAGTGGAACCTATAAAACCACGGCAGATCTGAATTTGAGAGCGGGAGCCGGTACAACAAAAGATATTCTGGTTACAATTCCGAAGGGAGCAGCGGTCTCCTGTTATGGATATTACAGCCTGTACAACGGAAAGCCATGGTATTATGTAAAGACTACTGTGAAGGGAGTAGCTTACACGGGCTTCTGTAGCAGTGCGTATTTAAAACGTTAGATAAATGAAGGCTCTGGGAGTACGAGCTCCCGGAGCATCCTGATTTCATGCCCCTTAAAATTGAAATCAGGAGGACATAATGAATAGTTTTATTGCATGGATCGGTGGAAAGAAATTACTGAGAAAAGAGATTGTAAAAAGGTTTCCAGAAGAAGGCTTTACACGGTATGTGGAGGTTTTTGGTGGAGCTGGATGGGTTCTTTTTGAAAAAGAGCAGGGAAAAGAACTGGAGGTATTCAACGACCGCGACAGCAACTTGATAAACTTATATCGGTGCATCAAGTATCATTGCGGAGAACTGCAGAGAGAGCTGGAATGGCTGACTATATCGCGGGAACAGTTCTTTGACAGCAAGAGCCAGCTTGACAGTCAGGGACTTACGGATATCCAGAGAGCGGCGCGGTTCTTTCATATTATAAAGGTGAGCTTTGGTTCAGATCGCAGAACCTTCGGAACGAATAAAAAGAACCTTGCTAATGCTATCGAGTACCTTCCCCTCATTCAAAAGAGGCTTCAGAGTGTTGTAATCGAGAACAAGGACTTTGAAAACCTGATTCGGGTTTATGATAGACCAGGGGCACTCTTTTATCTTGATCCGCCTTATCATGGGACGGAAAAATATTATGAGGGAAGCTTCACTGAAGCGGATCATGAGCGTTTAAAAGCCGTTTTAAGCAGTATCAAAGGCCGTTTTATTTTATCTTATAATGATGATGCTTACGTCAGAGAACTGTATAAGGGTTACAATATCGAAGAAATAAGCCGGAATAACAGCCTGGCGGGTAAGACGAAGACTTCGGAATTCAAGGAACTGATAATCAGGAATTACGAAAAATAACGTATTTCGTTATAATATAACAAAATGACTTTTAAAGAGTGCCCTCGTGCTAGAATAACCAGCAAAGGGGCATGGATATCATGATTAAAATTCATTTATCACGGCTTCTTGGAGAAAAAAGGTGGACGCAGAAAGATCTTGCAGAAGCCACTGGAATCCGGCCAAGTACAATCAACGAATGGTATCACGAATTCGTAACCCGTATAAACCTGGATCACGTTGACAAGATTTGTGAAGTATTAGAGTGCGATATTTCAGATCTAATTGAATATGTACCGAATCAGCACAAAATCACGGGAAAAGATCTGATTGTTGAAGAGCATGGAAACCGAAAGCCGAAGAAAAAGCAGTAGGAAAAGGACGTTTTAGAGGGTATTTTACAGCCCTTTAAAACGTCCTTTTTCTGTTTTTAAAATAGGTTTTTGCAAATGACGCGAAAATATTTTGCATTTTGCGCGAAAAGCTACATGGGCCGGCTTAAGAAAATAATATCAAAAATCAAAAGGAGGCAGAACCATGAAGGAATGGACCAAGGAAAGATGCTCCGAGGAGCCGCAGGAGCTGCAGCTTGTGGCTGACGGCATCTACATCCAGAGAAAGAACATCAAGAAAGTGCAGCACGAAGCAACCGAGGGCATGGAAGCCTACACCGACTGGGAGTGCGATAGCAGGGAAATCACTGTATCGGAATACCAGATGTTGGAATCCATCAAGCAGATCAACACCGACAAGGCGATTGATGATTACACCGCACAGCTTATCGAGGAGGGATTGTTATAATGAGACTATTAATCGACAGTCTGAAAAGACTTTATGCCGCAGGCAGGCTGACAAAGGAACAGATCGCAGCCAGAGTGGAGAAGGGAACTATTGATGAAGCAGAGTACGAGGAAATCACAGGCGAGAAGTACAAGGCAGAAACCAAGGCAAAATAACTTCCAATGTACCCACGCACATGGGAGCAGGTACTGCCATAAGCACATGAAAGAATGTGACCTCGACTGCAAGGAAAGCGGCACCTGTGCCCACTGCACAAATTACCACATACCGATGACGCAGTACCCATGCAAGCGGTGTGAGAAATTAAATCAGAATTAAGGACCGTCCGGACAGGGCGGTCTTTTTAGAGAGGAGGTGCAGCGCATGGATGTGACAGCAATCATCGTGGCAGCGAGTATCCCATCGGCACTGACTGGCTTCTTTTTCTGGCTCATCGAGCAGAGCATACAGAAGCGTGCCGACAAGGAAAAAGCAGAGCGGGAAGAACGGCAGAAGGAAGTAGATGCCAGAGAGCAGATCCGAGAGAAGAATGAACTCTGCATCATCAACTGCGTCAATGCTTCCCTGGCACTCGGAGAAGCGACAGCCAGAGCGGTGCAGAGAATCCCAGACGCACACTGCAATGGGGATATGCACGCAGCACTCGACTACGCTCAGAAGGTCAAACATGAACAGAAGGACTTTCTGAACGAACAGGCACTAAAACAAATTGTATAACAGGAGGACAAAGCAATGAAGAAAATCGACTGGGTAAGAAAACTCACAAGCAGAAAACTGTGGACGGCAGTGGCATCATTCGTCTCAATGATGATCCTCGCCACAGGCGGAACAGACAACACGGCAACGCAGGTAACTGCACTCATCATGGCAGGAGCGTCCGTGGTGGCTTACATCATCGGGGAAGGCTTGACCGACTCCGCCAACATCGGTGCTTCGGATGATGCCGAGGAACAGTAACAGGAAACATACGCAGCAGGGCGGCCAGTAGGCTGCCCTATTTTATTACAGAAAGTGAGGAAACAGATATGACAATCAAAGGTATGGACATTTCATATTGGCAGGGCAATGTAGACTTTGCCAGAGTAGCAGCAGACGGCATCAAGTTCGCAATCCTTCGTGAAGGATACGCACAGACGGTAGACGCAAAGTTCCGCCAGTATGTGGAAGGCTGCAGAAAGAACGGCATCGAAATCAAGGGAGTATATCATTTCAGTTATGCGATCAACGCAGAGCAGGCAGCGCAGGAGGCGGCATTCTGCATCAAGCAGATGGAGCAGGCAGGTCTCGGAAAAGATGTGATTGTATTCTACGATTTTGAGTACGACACTGTAAAGAAAGCCAAGGCAAAGGGAGTAACCCTCGGAAAGAATGAGTGCATCGCATTTACAAAGGCATTCTGCGAGTATGTGGAAAGCCATGGATACAAGGCAGGTGTTTATTCCAACATCGACTACCACAGAAATATGTATTCGGACGAAGTGCTCTCCAAGTATGTGTACTGGCTCGCAGATTACACAGGATCTCCGGACTATGACTGCGCATTCCACCAGTACACCAGTTCCGGAACAGTAAGCGGCATCGATGGCAAGGTAGATATGGATTACTACTACGGAGAGGAAATCAAAGAGAACCAGGGCGAGAAGAAATCCGTCACTGAGGTGGCAAAGGAAGTGCTCGCAGGAGACTGGGGAAACGGAGATGACCGCAAGAATAGACTGGCTGCTGCCGGATATGACTACGCAACGGTGCAGGCAGAAGTGAACCGCCTTGCAGGAGCAACCTCCGCACCGAAAAAGAGCGTGGCAGAAATCGCCAAGGAAGTCATTGCAGGACAGTGGGGAAATGGCGACGACAGAAAGAACCGCATCAAGGCAGCAGGATATGACTACGATACAGTCCAGAAAGAGGTCAATGCACAGCTTGGAGTAAAACCGCAGAAAAGCGTTACTGAGGTAGCCAAGGAAGTGATCGCAGGTAAGTGGGGCAACGGCGAAACCAGAAAGCAGAAGCTGAAGGCAGCCGGATACGACTACGCAGCCGTGCAGAAGAAGGTCAATGAACTTCTGTAATTGGCGATTGACTTATAAAAAGAGTGGAGGTATGATGTGCCGCAGAGGGGGTTCTAAAGGGGGGTAAGCACCCGGACGATGTGACCGACATAAATGTCGGGAACACCGCAACGCAGAACCCAGAGCGTGGCGCACCGTGACAGCCAGAATAAGACGAAAAGCAACCCAGTGGAACAAACACCCACTGGGTCTTTTTTATTGCCTAAATGGGGCAGATTTGGAAGCCAAAGAAAAAGCAGGGGCAATGATTACCCCTGCGGAAAGATAAAGATTTTATAGACCTGCTCCGGGGTAAGAGAATATCTCCGGGCAATGAGACGGATATACTTCAGAGCAAACTCGCCACGACCATTCCAGATGGTGGAGAAGTTCGGAACGGACATACCAATGGCCGCAGCCAAGTCCTT